ACGTGCAGGCGCACAAGGTAATGGGTTTAAACCAGGTGAAATAAGTACAATCATTGACCCTATAGCTTATGTGGATACGATGCGCAATATAACTCTATCTGAAGGCGGGTCGGATATAGAGGATGACGAATCCTATCGTGAACGTATTCATGAGGCTCCAGAATCGTTCTCTGTAGCAGGCCCTGAAGGGGCCTATGAGTATTTTACAAAATCCGCATCACACCTTGTGGCAGATGTAGGTGTATCCTCTCCACATCCTGGAGAAGTTAATATCTATCCATTACTATCTGGCGGAGGTATTCCAGGGCAAGAATTACTTAAGACTATTACGGATTATTTGTCTGATAAGAAACGTAGACCGTTAACAGATAAGCTAACTGTATTAGCCCCTACTACTACGCAATATAACATCGATGCTAAGTACTACATTGAAAAAGGCGCCGATGCCACAGTGGTAAAAGCTAAGGCAGATAAAGCCGTCAATGACTATGTAATTTGGCAAAAATCTAAATTAGGCCGTGATATAGTGCCTAGCCGATTGGTGCAAATGCTCATGGAGGTATCTGGAATTAAACGCGTTGAAGTGACTGCCCCTGTATTTACTCCGATTGCAGAACAAAGCGGTGTGGCAGTAGCCAATACAATCTCAGTAGTGCTTGCAGGAAGCGAGGAAGAATGATACGGGATAGTAAGTATACCAGCTTAGAACATCTTCCCTCCTCAATCGATAAGGAGCCAATTAAAGCCCTTGCTAAAACGTGGGATGATGCGCTAGCTGAATTCATGAACACGAATACATTGCTATTGTGGTCATCCGTTGATACTGAATCAGAGAGTGTCATTGATCATTTAGCGTATCAATTACATGTAGATGATTACGATAGCGGATTACCAATAGCAACTAAGCGTGAGTTAGTGAAGAATTCAATTGATATTCACCGACATAAAGGTACACCATACGCAGTCGAAAAGTCTGTACAGACTATATATTCTGATTCGAAAATAGCAGAATGGTTCGAGTATGGTGGAAAGCCTTATTATTTCAAAGTTACGCTAATTACAGCACCATTAACGGGCAAATCTGATATTGATAGGCTTATACGCGCCATCAATGCCGCCAAGAATGTACGATCCTGGTTAGAAGGTATTGAATTCATTCGCCGAATTAACTTCGATAAATATTTCGCCGGGTGGTGCGCTGTGTCTAAGAAAGTGAATATCAAGTGTGACTTTACGAATGCATGGCGCATTAATTTGAATGCCCATGTAACGTCTTACACAGTTGAATCAAAGAAAACGAAGATTAATGTAGCGCTAGATAATAGCGTTAGATAGGAGGAATATATGGCAGAATGGTCAAATGCAACCATGACTGATGTTGGCGCTGATTTGCAAGCAAAGGTAAATGCAGGCAAGACTAAACTGACATTCACGAAAATCAAAGTCGGTAGTGGTGTTAATGCAACGAATCCATTGGTATTAACTGATGTAATCTCCTCTAAATGGGAGACTACTAATTTTGTAGTTAAGCTAGAAGGTAAAATTGTAAGCGTTGATACAGTTATAACTAATACTGGCGTACATGAAGCATTCCGAATGTCTGAAATTGGGTTATTTGCACAAGATCCTGATAAAGGTGAAATATTGTATGCATACCTTACGGACCCTGAACCAGACAGAATGCCGGCAGAAAGTGGCTCGGTAGTTGTATCTCAAGAATTAACCATCGGAATGGTATTTAGTAATACAGGAAATGTATCACTAACTGTTAATATGGGGGCGTTGGTAACACGTGAGCAGTTAACAGAAGCAGTTAAACAACATAACACAGATATTTCATCTCATCCGGCGATTACGGCTATGATTGCCAAAATCCTTGGTGCAACTAACTGGCAAGAAAATCCAGTTGCTACATTGAAGGATATAAAAAATCTCCTTGGGATGGGAGGTATTGTTGCGTCTAAGCTCGATGCTAACGCAGGCTTTGTTAAATTTGCCAACAGTTTCACTATCCAGTGGGGATTAACTTGGTTTTTAAATCAAAATACATTTTGTGATGTAACATTACCAATCAGATGTAATGTTTTAGTCGCATTGTGTACAGATGATAGCGCAAGTACGACTACAAGAGGCGATGAGTTCTATGTTTCTTGGAATAGTGGTTTTTCAAACAACAATAGAAATTCAATTCGCTTTTTAACAAACAGAGGGAATGCCGGTAACTTTACCTGGCTGTGTTTAGGAATTAGCTAATTACCTATGATAATGAACATAATCTGATCTCCGACACCTTGTTGCCCGCTATAATCACTATCCTTGTAGGTGAGCTGATTTCTAGAAGTCGATAAAATGATTTCAGAAAATGCATATTCACCGTTATATCTAGTTGCAGAAACAGCGACAGTTTTATTAGCAAATTCTATCGGATAGCGCACAGTCCAAGGCTTTGGTTGATTATATGCATTAAATAATACCCACTGGGCATTAAGCTTTACCAACTGCTATCCAAAGACAAGGTCTCGAGACTGTGCTATGTTCTACTCTAAAATTAAAATAAGAAACTTTTTCAAATCCTGTATTGTTAATATTGTAGATTTTTATACTATCGCTTGAAGCCCCAATTATACAAGGTATTACAGAAAAGCACTCACCAAATGCTATTGGGAATGTAACCCAATGACTATTTTCCTCAGAACCATAGTTATCACGTCCCCACTGGGGAGTTATTTTAATAATTCTATGGCTTTTCGTAACTCACGAATAGTTTTATGCGTGTATACTCTGGTGGTAATATCGCCTTGTTTATGGCCTAACAATGAACGTAAAGCGTTAGGTGGTGCGACCGCATCAAGTAGACTTGCAAATGTATGACGAGTATCGTGGATGGTGTGCTTGCAGTTAAGTTGCTTCATAATATCCTGAAAATGCTTACGAAACGTCGTGTAGCTTATAGCAAACAGATACTCATCGGTATCTCTATATAACTGTTCTAATAGTGGCATGATGCGGTGGTGTATAGGAATGATACGGCCTTCTCCGGCTTTTGTTTTAGCGTGTCTCACAATAAGGTATGATGCTCGTCTATAAATATCTTGCCTGCGTAAATTAAGTAGCTCCCCTATGCGGAGGCCTGTGTATAGCAGTATTAAAATCATATGGGAATAAGGAGTATCTATTGCCCATAATTTGTTGATTTGTTGGCGAGTAAATACCTTTCTCTGAATTGTTGGTATATTGGGGCCTAGTTTTAAGTATAAGGTGTAATTCGTGATAGCGTAATCCTTAATGATTGCGTAATTAAATAGTTGATTGAGTAGTGTACGGACTTTCTTACATGAGGAGTAGGAAAGTCCTTTTACGTGCATAGAATTAATCACATTTTGAAGGTGCTGAAAATGAATATTCGTGATAGGCATATCCGATATGTTGGATATGTGTTTAAAAGCAATGTAATAAGACTTAACAGCGCTATCAGAAAGAGACTGTGAGTGAATAGGCAGCCACTCGTTAAATAGTTGCCTTAATGTAATGGTATTGCGTTGTCTACGGTTTAATATAACAGCGTAACGGCGCATAATTTCACCTCCGAAAGGATACTACTATGAATCAATATGTATTTATTTTAAATAATAAAGGGGAACGGATTACCTCCCTGTGTGATAACACGTTGAGCCGTGATGATATTATGGCGCAAGCTGAACACGATTACCCAAATGCACAACATGTGTATTCCGAAAACGGGGATGCAATGCTTGATGAATTCATGGCCGGTAAAGCGTATGTAAACGGAAAATTCGTTGCGCCTGATCCATACGTTCCGACAAAAGAAGATAGAATTAACGCTATCAAGTCGGAATATGCGCCTCGTTTTAAATCCTTAGAAGAAGCACAACGTAGATTGTTATTAATGGGTAAACCTACCTCTGCCATTAGCGCACAATATATCAAGTTAAATACCGAAATGGTAACTCGTATTAAGGAGGTGCAGTAATATGCCTAAATTTATTGGAGAAAGCAAAGTGCCGGGTATGGAGTTTTGTGAGTACTGCTGGGAAGTACTAAACGATGACGGAACTTGCCCTACGGAGGATTGTATCCATAACGAATTAATGGGCGAGGTACACGAAGATGAAATTACCAGTCGAACATAATATCCAGGTATACCGAGGCGAATATATTACATTAACTGTTGGATGTGATTCAGTAATTAATGCTGAGGATGTATTCGCATGCATAAGAAGGTTTAGCTGGGACGATGAAATAATAGAACGTTTTGTGATTACGAATAGTACATCTGAATTATTAGAAGGAGAAAAGAGCAAACTCAATCTAACATTAGATACTAATTCGATTGATAGCGGTACTTATTATTGGGATTTGTTTATTTGGGCAGGTAATCGACCTGTTAAATGTTTAGTAAAAGGTAAGATTATTATCAAACAAGGTATAAGTAATAGGGGGAAATAATATGAGCGATACTAATACTATTAATATTTATATGGGTGCAGAAGATAAAGTAAACGTTAAAGACAATACTCAAATTATTAAATTGCAAGGCCCTAAAGGCGACCCTGGTCCTAAAGGTGAAGATGGAGTACAAGGACCGAAAGGGGAGCCTTTACGTTTTGACGATTTAACCGAAGCGCAAAAGCTTGAGTTAAAGGGAGAAAAGGGCGATAAAGGAGAGCAAGGCATTCCAGGCCCTAAAGGTGAACCTTTTAAATATTCTGATTTTACACCGGAACAGCTTAATGCACTCAAAGGCCCTAAAGGTGATACTGGGGAAGACGGAGAACAAGGCCCTAAGGGCGAGCCGTTTAAGTACACTGACTTTACTGAAGAGCAGTTAGCTGCCTTGAAAGGTGAACGAGGAGAAAAAGGGGAGACTGGTGAGCGTGGCCGTAAAGGTCCGCAAGGTGATAATGTCAATCTTGAAACCGTTGCTAAAATTAAAGAACTATTATTGGATTGGAACGTGCTATTTCGTAGCAATAGTATTGAAGGTGTTGTGCTTGAATACTTTAAGGCACAAATTGCGGGATTAAATTTTATTAGAGATATAGATTTACAGGAGCCGGACATACAAATTCATGACGGCATCTTAGAAATCTATTATGTTACAACGTTACCGTTCCAAATCAACGATGGCGAAGTCCAATACATGGAAGGACAAAATGTAGAACGACCTTTACCATCTACCACAGAAAATACAACAATTAAATTCTATAATGCACGCATGAAGCTGATGTTTACTAAGACAGTAGAAGTACAATAAGAAAGGAGTGCCTATGTGGACATGGCAGTTTGAGTTAAACGACATATTAACCACATTATCTATAGTTGCGGTGGTTGCTGGACTTGGATATAAAGTATTGGTTATTCCGTTGCTTGAAAAGTTAGATTTGCAAAGACTGCAAGATAATTTAATGATTCAAGAGAAAATGGGTAGCTTAATTGAAACGTTAAAAGACCTAAAGGAAGAAATTAAGTTATCTCGTGAACAACGCACAAAGGCATATACCGAGCACGTGAAGCTAACATCACGTGTGGATAGCATTGAATCTCGAGTTGATGATATTAAGGAGGAGCTACATGAACATACCACCAAATCTCATCAATATCGTTAAAAAATCATATCAATCTGTGAGGGTGGCTAACATCCACCCAACAGGTGTTTTAGCTACAAGGGTACTAGTACTAATCATGCTAGTGCCTATTTTGTTAGTGGTAGTTGAGTACATAATGGCATTTATTGGTGGTTATGTATCTGATGATGCTAATAAGATGATTAGTGTAGGTATTAATATCATAGATCACATCTTTATTCCATCTGTTCTAACTGCACTTGTAGGCTTCCTTGCATTGTGGATTGATAAGGACGGAAACGGAATACCAGATAAATTAGAAACGGAGGATAAGAAATGAAAGTATTTATTAATCCAGGCCACGATATTAATTTAGATAGCGGAGCAGTTAACCCAGTATATGGGACACGTGAATGTGATGTGGCACGTGATGCGGGTAAGATGTTAGCACGGTATCTCGAAACAGCAGGGTGTGAAGTTCGTACTCTACAAGATGATGATTTAGGGCTTGTATGTTCTGAATCTGATGCTTGGGGTGCAGATATCTTCGTATCGCTTCACTGCAACGCTTTTAATACGCAAGCTCGAGGTACAGAAACGTTGTACAAGTCCTTTAATGGGCAACGCTTAGCGAATGACATTCAAAGTCAAATCATCCGTAGCATTAATACAGTAGACCGTGGCACAAAAAAACGCGACGACCTTTGGGTACTAAACGGCACGGACGCAACTGCTGTACTAGTAGAAATGGCATTCATTGATAACGAAGAAGATCATACTATATTATCTAATGACCTTGATACTATTGTGCGTGCGATTGCACGAGGTATTACTGATTATGCAGGAGGACAATAATGTATGATAAAATCAAAGTATTATTTGATAACCCTACTTACCGCTATTATATTATCGGTAGTATTGGGGTCCTCTTCGTCCTTTGCGCAGGATATATCTTCTACCAACCTAGCGGAAGCGACTATCAGCGTACCATTAACGCAGTGGAACGAGCTCAAGAGCAACAACGAAAAAGCCTTGAGCTTAATCGAAGCATCCAACGTTCCATTGACAGAAGCGCAGACTACAGTCATGAAGCAAAGGGAAGAATTGAACGAAGCACACAATACAATCAACAAATTGGAGAACGAATTGAACAAAGCCAAAGCGGACTTAGTGAAGCAAGAAATTACCTTAAACGAAACACAGAATTATTTAGACGAATTGAAGAACAAAGTAGAGAACGACAAGAAAACCATTAAACGCTTACGGATGCAACGAAATGTATCACAAGTGTTAAGTGGCGGTGTAATTATAGGTGTAGCTTTTAAACATTAAGGAAGTGATCCATACATCTCCATAGCGTGTAATGGTGGATACACGCAACTATAAATAAAAGAGCCTACCAACTTAGAAAATATCTAGGTTGGTAGGCTCTATTTTTGTTTGTAAAAATCATAATAAATACTTGCGTATAACACGAAAACGTGTTATAATATAGACATAGGGAAGGAGGTGAAGCCGTTGAAGAAGTTAAGGAAGATAATAAAAAAGTGGCTACCGATAATAACCGCGTTTATCCAACTAGCAATCGCGATAATACAGTTATTAAATCAGTAACCACAGGGGCTCGAAAGAGCCCCAATCTTCCTAACTATTATACCAATGGCAGGCATATGATTTCAAGATTAACTTTAATAATTAGCATTATTGCCTTTGTATTATCTGTCTATAATTTATTAGTAATAACAGGAGTACTGTAATGAAACTAGATGATGTAATGACTACACAAGAGGCCGGTGAAAGATGGAATGTGCCAGCTGATTCTATTAAGCAATGTTGCTTAAAGAGATATGCAAATAAGCAATTCACTGAAGATGAAGCTAGAAAGTCCGGCAAGAATTGGCTTGTAACTCGTCAAGGAATGGAAAGGCTGTATGGTGAAGAAAGGGATCATAACATATAATGTATATATTATAGATGACATCATTTTGACATCATTTTATATAAAAATATAGTAAAATATACAACTATATATATGTTAATAAAGTAGGTAACTACCGCATTTGTTGGTTTTGTAAATGTGCTTTAAATGCCACGCCATCTTGAGGGGGTGGTGAGCTAACGCTCGTGCGGGTTCAAGTCCCGCCAA